AAAGGAGTTTTACAAAGTTCTAAATTTACTTGTAATTCCTTTGGCTCAATAATTCTTTCAGTTAATACAACTGCTCCAGCATCTGTAAAGTCACAACTTGCATTTGCAATTGCTCCAGATAAACTCACTCTTTTTAATACTTCTTTAAACTTTACGTTTGGCTTAACTTCGATTAATCCGTTTGCGATTGTGTTTCCAGAAAGCAAAGCCGCCGATACATATTTTCCCGCGAAACTTCCGCTATAACTGCTTGTAATTGATAAACTCATAATTTTTTTTATTTATTTAGTTTGTTAAAAATTCTACTCATTGTGTTATTCTTACCTTTTTGAGAGTAAAGGTTTAACTCTTTCTTTGCAGTTCCGTTTTCTGGATTATGTGAAATCCCCTCAACATCTTCTGATAATTCAACAGATACTTCTTCAACTTCTTTTACTTCAACATTTGAAAGTTTCAGTTCGTTGATTTCAGTTCTTAATTTTTCGATTTCAGAAAAGAAAGTTTCTTTGCTTACTGATTCGATTACCTTTTTTGGTGTAGCTGTTTCGGTTGATAAATCTTCCTCAACAACTTCTTCCTCAACTGGTGCTTCTTCTTCTTCTGCTGGTGCTTCTTCTTCTGCTCCAGCTTCTTTGATTTCTCCAATGATACCCTCTTCTGCAACAACGATTGTCATTCCATCAGCAGTAACATATTCTCCAACTGGTACTGCAACTCTTTCTTCATCTGCAACGACAAAGATTTCTGCACCAACTTCAAATACTTCTGCTTCTAAAACAGCACCATTATCAAGCTTCATTTGTTCCAACTTTACTTCGATACCGAGCAAAGTTCTAACTTTGTTTAATGTTTGATTTGTGTTCATAGTTATATAATAAAATTTAGTTAATATTTTGCGTTTTGGTTTTAATCTATTTATTAAAACTACATTATTTTTGAAATTTCTTTTTGTTTTTCTCTAACGTTTGAAATTCTACTTAATAATATCTTTTTTAATTCTTGGAAAGTTTGCCAATTTTTAGATTGTCTAAAATCAAAACCTAACTCTTTTGCTTTTTTACCAAATTCATCCATTTCTTTTTCTGCTGAATCTAAAATTTTATTAACATCAGAAAAATGTAAATCTAAAGCATTTTTTGCTGATTTTAAGCCATCTCTAACTTTGTTTCTTTGTTTTGTGAATGATGAATCGTAATCTTTCATATATTTAGAAAAATCATACTCTGCCAACTCAATCTTTTGCGTTGCTAATTCTGTTTTGTCCTCCTTAAACAGTTTATTAAATACTTCTTTTTGTGTGTTCATTATATATATATTAAATTTAGTTTTCTTCTTCTATTGCGTTTATTCTACCGATTCCTTGCTTCCAATATTCTGGTGCATTGCATTCTTTACCTTGATTCGTTTTACACTCAATCGAGTATGTATTTTTACACTTACAATAAACTGCTCTGCTCATTATGATAATAGTTTTTTAAGTTCTTCAATTACCTTTTCTTCAGCAGATAAATCTTCTTTTAGTTCTTCGTTTGGTCGCTCTAATTTGTCAGCGAAATAACCCTCAATTGAAAAACCTTTTACTTTTCCAGTTTTTACATAGTCATTCCAAATTTCATCATTCTCAACTTTAACAGAACCCATCCAAGTACCAACTGGTACATCCAAACCATACAAAGCAGTTTTATCTTTTGCTTTATCTTCAACAATCCAGCTTTCAACTAATGTTAAACCTTTTAATTGTGCATCGTGTTCTAATGTTGATTGTGATTGGTTACCATTCTGTAAATACATTTGAGATGCTCTTGCAACTGTTTTCTTTGAAAAGAATATATAGTATTCTTCTTCTCCGTTTCTTCTGTATATCGGCTTTTGTGGTATTAATAAAGCACCCATTAATAAACGCTTCTCTTTGTTTATTTCTGCAAGTTTAATTTCTTGGTTATTAAGTGCTATAAAATCAGATTCAATTGCTGGATTTTCAACAACGCTAATTGCCTCAACTCCAATCGCTTCATCTTCATCCAAAATTAGTTCAATCATTTTCATATTTATATAATAGTTTTAAGTTAATATTTTGCTTTTTTAATTAAATTATATTGATGCACCCTCTATTGTATTTCTATCCATTTCTTGAGAGGTTGTAACATCAGCAGAAACTACATAAGCCCTCGTTGGTTCTTTTGATTGTGAACCGATTGCATCAGCTAATTGACTTGTTCCACTTGCTCCAACTACATTAAAAGCTGGAGGTTGTGAAACAGAACCACTAGATGGCGAAGATGCTCCCCCAGTTCCAGCACCGCCAGAAGCGTTTGGAATTTTAACCGCTGCCATTTGTTTAACAGTTTTTAATCCATTTGCTAAAATAGCACCAGCATTAACAAATTTTAAAGCAGTATCAAACGGTGTAATTGTTTTGGCTGCAAGTGCATCAGTAACCCCTTGATACGTGTTTATTGTTGCCGCTGCAATACTCATCCCTTTTCCAGCAACTGTATTTTTTCCAACAAGTTCACTTAATTGGTTTAAACCTTGTTCAGTTTTTTCAGACTTTTCTTTTGCTGCTTGTGCTTCTAATTCGTCAATTTTGTCTGATGCTGCTTTAAATTGCTTTTTTAAAGTTACTCTGTCATCGTAATTTATAGTTTTATCAGCTAATAAAAGTTCCTCCCTTTCTTTTATTAATTTCCTTTGTGCCTCAAAAGACAACAATTCAGATTCTTCATTTAAAACTAATTTTTCAGCAGCGATTGCAGATTCTTCAGCTGCTTTTTTATCATCCTCTTCTTTAAATTTCTTTTGTTGATTATCTAAAGCGATTTTCTTTGCAGCCTCTAATTCTTGAGCTTGTGTACTTAAAGCACCATAGTACTTCGATGCTAATTCAAGTTTCTCGTTATAGCTTTTTTCAAGTAAACGTTTTTCTTCTTCTCTTTTTTCTTCCTCTGTATCAATTAAAGTTTTTCTAATATCTTCTGCTACTTTTGCTTCTTCTTCTTTTATTAATTTTCTTCTTTTTCGCTGTGTGCTTTTATCAAATTCAAGTAATAATTTTCTATTAGCACCCTCAAGTACTAATTTTTTTCTTTGTAAACTTGCCTCATAATCAAAAGATTCTAATTTTCGTTCTTGTTCATCTTCGATGTTTTCAATTTGTAACTTTCTTAATGTATTATTTAATTCTTTTTGCCTTGATATTCTATCTTTGTTAGTTTGGTTTTCTTCTTTTATATCTTCAACTCTGTATTTATGTGATAAACCATTAAGTTCTTCAAGATATTTTTCAACATCCTTTTGATGGGAGTCTCTTATTCCTTTTAATGCTTCTGTTTGTTCTTTCTGTGATTCAAATTCATCTTCGTAATTCCCCGCTTGTAAAGATTTTGCCTTTATTTGTGAGAAAACCAAATCTTTATTTGCTTGATTTCTTAATTCTTGTGTTTTTTTAAATAGCTTTTTTAAACCCTCTTCTTCTTTTTTTCTTAACGTTTCTTTGTCAGCTCCTTGTACTTTTAAAAGTTCTTGTTCTTGAGAAATAGTCTTTTGTAATTCCTTTAATCTTTTTTTATTTGCTTCACTTTGCTTTTTAATTGCTTCTGTTTGTGCTTCAATCGCTTTCGTGTTTTTTTCTGATTGTTCAGCTGAATCCGAAAACATTGTTACCAATGCATAACCAGCTGCGATAACGGCTGTAATCGCAACTACAATCGTCATCAATGGGTTTGCTGCCATTGCTAGATTCCACATCCTTTGAGCCCAAGTTGCAATCTTTTGAACAACGGTATAGCTTTTTATTTTCTTACCTAACTTCGAAAATAATCCAGTTGAATCATTTAATCCTTTTGCAAATTCAACAAGGGATAAAGCACCAATTGCTCTGTTTACATTTTCGGCAGAGTCCTCTCCAATAACTCCAAATTCTTGCATCGTGCTTGTGGCTAAAACAGCACCACTTGCAACAGTAGATAAACCAGTTGAAACTTTTTGAGATAGAGTCATACTGCTTCTATCCATTATTTCATCAACTTCTTTTTGAGCAACTTTTAATCTAGATGCTTCTTTTGTAAGTTGTTTGAATTCTTCTGATGCTGTATCTCCAGCTTGTGCCATTTGGTAAAGCCTATCTTCTAACTCTCCAACTCTTGACGATAATGGTTTTACCTCTCCGTAAACATCCTCAAAAGATTTACTTAAATTATCTAAATTCTTTTGTGCTTCTTTAGTTGACGCTTCTATTTCAATTATTACTTTTTCAGCCATTTTATCTTTTGTTTTATTCTTTTTGGAACTTCTTTGAAACTGTTTGGAAACTTATTTTTTCCTTTTGCTAATTGTACAATATCTGCTTTAGATTCTGTATGCTTTAATAAATATAAAATATTTTTTATCATAAGTCGTTTAATAGTTCAATTTCAGATTTACCATTTTTGAAATTAGTTGTTATTGAATTTATTTTATATTGATGGTCTCCTATTATAAACCTATCCGCTAAAGTGTAATTTAGCAATATCTTCATAGGTAAGTAAGCACTTACTTTTGTAATTCTGTTTTTAGGATTAAATACGCTTGTAATGTAATTTTTATAAAACACCTCAAACAATGTATCTGTAAAATCATTACCTCCAGAATACTCATTTAATTCATTGTAAAAGTTTATATTCTTTTTACTTGTGCTTGCTGATAACGCAACACTATTTGATGGTATATTATAAATTGTTTGTTGAACGTGTGCAGTTGGTGTTGTTAAAAAAGAAATTGGTGTAGCATTTGTTTGTTTAATAGGGTAAAATATTAATGGTTTACCAAAATAACTTTCTTGGTTATCGTCTACAAAATATCCAACTTGAATAGTAGTGTTTACTCCATTTGCTACATTTACTAAATGCTCATATTTTAATTGTGAGAATGGTGTTTTAATATTATAAATTCCACCATCTAATTTCTCCCCTCCAACATAAGATTCTTTTCCCCAAACTTTACCAAATAACTGATTGTGTTTAGAAGCTAAAAATGTTTTTGTGTCTTCGTGTTCAAAATTTATTTCTCTAAATGGCAAAGCTATATTAACAGAACCCTTACTATTATCAACGTATTTTGTAATATCATAAACTACACCATCGCTATAAAAATCATCTAAAGTTTTTACAATTATATCATTTGTGTTCCTTTCAACATAAGCTGTCAAATTAAATGTTTTGAAAATTCCAGTTAAGAAATCCAAAGTTTTCATTTCTGGTATTTGCTGACTAATAGAAAAATCAAATGTACTTGTATGATTATATATACCAGTTGGGTAATTAATTGTTGCCGAAGAGCCACCACCTAAATTATATAATATATCCCATTCAACTTCTGAAAAACTTATATCATCATCAGATTCCACATAAGCAGTATAATCCCCTTGCTCTAAATTAAAATCATTTTGATTCATTGTAACACCTTGCGTAACAGTTCCAGTATTATAAACTTCTACACCATCTTTTTGTAAAGATATTTTGTAGTTGCTTGTTGTCGTTGATGTAAATGTTAAGCTATAAGCTAAATACTTTGTTGGGTCGCCAGTTACTCTCATTGTTGTAGCACTAACCATTTGAGTTAATGTAGCATTTGGGCTTCCAAGAGTCCACCCATTTACAATGGATTGATTAACTCCAGATAGATTTTCAACATCTCCCTTTTTTCTATGTAGCCAAAGAAATAAATTATAGTAATGCTCATTTGAACTATTGAAAAAGTCATCACTAAAAGTAAGACCATATTTTGTTGCAATTGCTTCTACTATTTTAGAAACTCTAATAGCGTATTTTAAATCACTCCAAAGAACCCCGTGTAAATCTTGTGTGTGTCCAGTATCATAATATAAATTACCTTGTCCATTATCAGTATGAGTTGCACTATCGTAAAACAATCTTTTTGTGTGTGTTATTAAAGGTACAATTACATCTTTTGTAGTAGGGTCAAATGTTAAAGCATCTCTTACATCTGTAAAACTATATACTTTGTCGTAGTCAGTTAAGTCCAAAGATTGTAACTTGTCATCTCCTAATAGGTCTTTTAAGGTAACTGTACTACCAAAGAATGTAATCCTATATGTATGTGGTTTATTGTCCTTTAAATCGACTCCCTCAAGTTTAATTTTACCATCTCTAAAAGGTAAACTGTCAAGCTCTATATTTGAGTTCTTTTTTATTCTTGCATCAAATCCATTTACAATATCAAAATTATAATAGTGTTTAAATATCTTGTTGTTTATTTTGGTTGCGGGTAAGCTGAACGTCCTTGAAAATGCAGTAAATATTTTATCAATTTTTTTAACATTCTGAATTGTGTCTGTTATAGAAACAGTTTCATCGTCAAACATATCAACCCTTTGACCCTCAATATATAGTTGTATATTTTGCATTTACCTAATGTTATTTATTACGTTATAAGAGTTTTCAAAGTCAAATGTATACTCAACTAACCTATCGTTTAAAGAGGTCTTATAAGTGATGTTTGATGTCTTTACGTTGATTGGTAATACTTGTTCTACACCATCTTTTACATTCGTTATCCAAACCTTTTCCGATAGCATCATTTGTTTAAAAACCTCGTTATATTCTTCACTTAAAAATCCGCTGCTTAAAGTAGTTGTTTCTTTTGCTTTAATATTAAAATCTCTATTTGTATGACTGCTTATGCTGTATGTTTTATTTGAGTTTATAATATTTGCTTTATAAGTTTCCTTTGAAACATTCATTTTTTCAACAGCCTTTTTAAAGAAGTACATATCTTGCAACGCACCAAACTTATTTGTAAACGTTATTTTCTTTGGTTGATATTTACATTCGTCAATTACATTTATTTTAATAGTTTCTATTTTACCACCTCCAAAAACTTCTATTTTGTCAACAGCACCGATTGAGTAGTTATTGAAAAAAGATTGTAGGCATACGCTGTCTTCAAATTCTGCACCGTCCTCAACTACTCTTTCCTCGAACGTATCCCAATTTACATTGTCTCCATAAATAGAAACATACTTTATTTGATTAGCACTGTCTTGGTCATAGACAAATGTTTCTGTTGCTATTGCTTCTCCATCTTTATAAAATACAACTGTTGGAGAATTTAAACCAGTATAAATCGGTAACCTAAAAGTGTTATCTTCTAAAATAAACAATTCCCTATTGGTAATCATTGCATTGCTTTCGTCTGCTATTTGTTCTTCATAATAGTTATATCCGTCAAACGCTATAATTGTTTCTCCGTCATCTGCAATCTCGTTATCATTTACATCATAAGCAAAAGTTTCTACCTTAACCCAAACCGCTTGACCAGTATAATCGCCATCAAATATAATATCTAATTCATCCCTTACCAATTCAGCTACTTCAAAATATACAGTTTCTTGACCAGATAAAACCGACTTTCTAATCTCGTATGTCGGCTCTGTTGGAGCATTACTTGAATTACCAGTATATACGTAAAGTTTTAATATAGCGTATGAAATACCAACCTCGTTAATATTAAACCAGTACGGACTCCTTGTGTTTATTCTTGCCATTATCTTGTTGCTTTGTTATTTATTGTGTTTTTCATAAAAGTTTCAATATCTAATTTAAATGGCTCAAGCAAATCTTTACTCAATCCCTTGAATGCTTTCTCAAATGGTTTTGTAAAAAACAAACTTGGTGCAATACCTTTTTGGTAAATACTTCTACTGATTAAAAATGCTGTGCTTTTATAACTTAAAAACCTACCAGATTTTCTATCTCTAAATTGAAACCTTTTTCTTTGTACCCATTTATTAATTCCCTCCGTTAAACCACCCTTTCGACCAGTACCACTTCCAAACCTAAATGGACTGTTTGGAGCTTTTGAACTTGAACTTTTACCTTTAACTCCCTTGTCTTGGAATGTGCCGTAGTCCTCCATTAAAAAAGATAATGAAAAACTATTTTTAAAAACATCAACATTTGAATCAATACTTTTTGATAATTTTCCAGTACTATCTTTTCCTTGCCTTTTTAGATTTGCTCTTGATTCCTTTACAACGTATTCAGCAAATTGTTTTAGCTCTTGTTCTATATTGTCT